CGACCAACATTGTTCTTGCTAGTTCAAACGCGTTTCCGGCATCGGGGACAATAAGAATAGGGGCAGAGGATATATCTTACACAGCCAATAACACAGGAACAAATACTTTAAGTGGTGGAGCTAGATCAGCAAATGGGACCACTGCAACTACACATTCTCAAAATGCTATTATTACAAATATTACAAATTTTAACGGATGGGGTCAAGCTTCATCAACTACACAGTTTACTCTTAACCCTGGTTTATGGGTTCTTGATAATTTTGGTACAAAATTAATTGCTCTTATTTATAACGGAGAATGTTTTGAATGGGATGCCTCAGCATTAAATTCTTTTACTACTCGGGCAACTATTATTTCAGGTGCACCAACTGCATCACGTCACATGGTAGTATCAACACCAGACAGACACTTAGTATTTTTTGGGACAGAAACAACTATTGGAGATAAAACTACACAAGATGATATGTTTATTAGATTCTCGGATCAAGAAAATATTAATGAGTATACTGTAAAAGCAGAAAATACAGCAGGCACTCAAAGACTTGCTGCAGGATCTAGAATCATGTCTGCTATTAAAGGTAGGGATGCTCTTTATATATGGACTGATACTGCATTATTTTTAATGCAATTTGTTGGACAACCTTTTACTTTTGCATTTCAACAAGCAGGGACTAACTGTGGGTTGATTGGTAAAAATGCTTGTATCGAAGTTAATGGTGCCGCATATTGGATGTCTGATAATGGGTTTTTTACTTATGATGGTCAATTAAGATCCATGCCTTGTCTAGTTGAAGATTTTGTTTATTCAGTAGATCCTGGACTTGGGATAAATATAGTGACAAGAGATTTAGTTACTTGTGGAATAAATAATTTATATGGAGAGATAAATTGGTTCTACTGTTCAGCTACAGCTGCTTCAGTCGATAGAGTGGTTACTTACAATTACGTGGATTCATCAAACGAAAGACCTATTTGGACAACAGGATCTTTAAATAGATCTGCTTGGGTAGATTCTTCTGTGTACGAAAAACCTCATGCAACACTTTATAATCCTAATGATGATGCCTCTTTTGATGTTACTGGAAATGTGGACGGAAGTAGTATATACTATCAACACGAAACAGGGACCGATCAAGTTAATGCCGGCAATGTTATTACTGCTGTTAATGCTAACATTCTTTCTGGTGATTTTGACATTACTCAAAAAAGAAGTAATACAGGTCAAGCGGTAGGGACTCCTGACTTAAGAGGTGATGGTGAATATATGATGAGAATAAGTAGATTTATACCAGATTTTATAGAACAAACAGGTGATACTGAAATTAGTTTTACAACAAGAAACTACCCTAATACCGCTGCAACAACTACAAATTTTACATCAACCGAAACTACAAATTTTAAAAGTACTAGACTTAGAGCTAGATCAATTGCTTTAAAAGTATCTAATACTGGAACTGGAAAAAATTGGAAGCTGGGTACTTTTAGATTAGATATAGCACCAGGAGGAATGAGATAATGGCTACTGACCAAGAGATACGAGATAGAGGTTTTTTATATATACCCAAACAAGAATATTTACAAAACCCATATAATCTACCTATAGCACCAGTGCCACCGGCAGCACCTGCAAGTGGGGGTATAACAAATACTAATGCTTTTACAAATAGTGGTGGTGATGATTTTAGTTCAACAGGAAATGCTTTTGGTTATGGTTCTCCTGTAAATGAAGTTAATGTAAGAACATTTAACCCTCAAAAACTTGATGGACCACAAATGCCTTCTGAATTAGGTTTTTCTAATAACACCGTTCCTCTTGGAAACAATAACATAAGTGTTTCTCAACTTGGAATAGGTATTCCGGGAGGACAAGTACAAAACACATACACAAGAGCTAGGAATGCTATGGGAATAAGAGGAGACGACACTATGTCAAAAGACTATCCTCAGTTTACTGCAGAACAAGTTGCTAAGTTTGCTAATAATAGCATATCAGATTACAGACAGAACTACCAAGCAAACTACAATAGTCCTTATGATGATACTGTAGATTTAGGTTACAAGGGTAGAGATACTTCAACTAGTTTAGAAGGCAGGATCGGTAAAGATGGAATAAGAAGAAGAAGCAGTCTTGGTAAAATAATGAGCATGTTTCCTAGCGTTACCAATGTAGTAAAAAAAGGAACTCAATTGTTACAAGATAAATTTCCAAATTCAAATGGACCAGGTGGCGGGAGTTATGGTATAGCTGGATTAAGTGATGCTCGAAAAGAACAGTATAATGCTTTAGCAAAAGGAAACATGTTGTTTGGTGGTGAACAAGGTTTTAAAACTTTAACAGGTAAAAACTTTACAGGTAAAGGTTACATGGAAGGACAAATGGATTTAGCTAAAGGTTTTGGTTTTGATACTATGACCGAGGAAGAGATTGAGGATGAACTAGCTAAGACAAAAGCAAATCCAAAACAACAATTTAAATATAAACAAATGTTAGAATCATCTAAAATGTATCAAACAACTCAGAAACAAAAAGAAAAACAAAAAGAAGAGTTTAATAAACCAGGCGGAACTGGAGAACAAGTTGCAGCTATTCAAGCTAGAGTTGACCGACAATATCAAGATCAAATGAATAGAGATGGTAAAGATTTTTCTGTAAGTGGTCCAGACACATCTTCCAACCCAACAGGTAAAAGTAACCAAGCTAGTTCTGAAAGAGGTTATCAAATGCATGGAGCCGATGGTGGTAGAGCCGGATACTTCTTTGGTGGTAGAGTAAATTTTAAAAACGGAGGACTAGCAAGTATTTTATAATGGCAAAAATTGTACAATCATTAACGAGAGCATCAAAAGAATATGAACAAACTAACATGCAATCATTGGTAAGAGACCTTGATGGTATTGTAACAAAATTAAATTCTTCTTTTCAGGAAGAAGTAAAACAGGAGATAGAAGCTAAAAGTTTCTTTTTAGAATAATGGCAGTAGTAAACCAATATAAATTTAAAGGTATAGATAACAATACAACAGGGAATGCTTTGGTTCCATTAGGAGCAGGTTTTCCAGCTGTCAATGAAACTATAATTATTAAATCATTGTTTGTCACATCTGCATCTACACCCACAGTAACGGTTACAAACAATGGTATTACAACTATTAAATCAGCAGCATTAACAGCTGATGTTACTACACAGTTATTAACTCAACCATTAATAGTAGAAGGTGGTAGTGCTTTTACAGTGCAGTCAAGTAACACGGGTTCATTTGACATAGCTATCAGCTACTTAAACATCAAAAAGGAGAAAATAGACTAATGATAACATTGATACCAAAAGAAATAATAACTACTATTTCAAACAATAAAACAGGAATTGTTTACGAAAGTGAAGAAGCTTTAAAAGCAGCTAATATACCTGACGAAGATATTAAAAGAGATGTTAGAGTCATAATGCCAGCTCTTGATTTGTCTGCAGAAACAAAGTAAAACAGATAAACTAAGGATAAATTTATGGCAATTTCAAACATGCAACAACCTAGACAAATGTACAATCAGGGTATGATGGTTCATGACCCTAGACAAGCCTATGGTTTAGGTGGTTTTATCAAGAAAGCTGTTCGTGGTGTTAAGAAAATTGCTAAGAGTCCTATAGGTAAGATGGCACTAATAGGTGGTCTTGGTTATTTAGGTGGCGGTATGTTAGGTGGTACCGGTGGTATGTCTAACTTCAGGGCATTAGGTGGAGCTTTTAAAGGTCTTGGTGGAAAAACATTAAGTGGTCTACAAAGTAAAAAAGGTGTCATGGGTACTTTTGGTAACATGTTTAGAAAAGATGGTGAAGCCGATAACGATTTTAGTATGGGTAGAATATTAGCAGGTGGCTTAGGTGCTACAGCTTTGGCAATGCCTTTCCTAGGTGGTAAAGAAGAACCAGAAGTTGAAGAAGAACAAATGGATCCCGCTTATCAAACACAAAGAGCAAGAGATTATTATAGTCAAACAGGAACTAAAGGTATTGGTTTAGATTTTATGCCAGACAAAGCATATGTTAAACAAAATTTTTATGCAGCTGACGGCGGTCGAGCCGGTTATGCAATGGGTGGTAATATAGAAGAAGAAGATGAAGAAGAATTTATTAGATCAGGAGCAGGTCAAAGCAGAAGACAACCTATGGCATTTTTAGCAATGGGTGGTGGCGCAGGTGATGAGCAAGCAAAACAAATGCTTCAAGCAGAATTTGTAAAATACAAAAACAAAGGTGGAGATTTATCTTTTGAACAATTTGTTCAAGCAGTAATGCAACAACAGCAACAATCTCAAGGTATGGAACAACCTACTATGATGGCAGCTAATGGCGGAATGGCTGGTATGAGTGTACCAGGATACGGAACACCAGCAGGCACAAATCAATTTGGTTATCCTAGTGGTGGTGTAAGAGTTGGTAAAGCTGAAGGTGGAATCATGGAAACTGAAGAAGCATCAGAAATGATTGACATGAATGGCAATGAAAAAGATTACAGAGAAACAGGTGGGTTTGTAGAAATGGGTGGCGAAGAAAGAGCCGATGATGTACCTGCAAGATTAAGTAAAAACGAATTTGTATTTACTGCAGATGCTGTAAGAAATGCAGGCGGTGGAGATATAGATAGAGGATCTGAAGTTATGCAAAACTTAATGGATAATCTAGAACAAGGTGGACAAGTTTCAGAAGACTCACAAGGTTTAGGTGGTGGAGAAGAAATGATGTCAGAAGAAATTATAGAAGAACCAGACGGCGCGCAAGCAATGTATGAACAACAACAAGCATTACAATCAAGGATGGCATAATGGCAATAGGAGAATTTTTAGAACCCGCAATAAAAGATTACGCAACACAGGCTAAGGCTACTTACTCTGCACCTATTGATACATCTACATTTGCACAGCAAATTGCTGGACAAGATGCAATGCAAACAAGAGCAGCCGATCTTGCTACGCAAGGTGTAGGTTCTTACTCACCGTTTTTAACTGCAGCAAAAGCTGCACAACAACAGGGGGCCGGGGCTCTGGGACAATCGGCACAAACTGTTGGTGGACTAAGTGCTTTAACTGGACCACAAGCTTATCAACCTTTCATGTCTCCGTATCAATCACAAGTTATTGATGCAACGTTATCAGAGTTTGATAGATCGAGATTAGG